ATCACGCCGTGAAAGTGCGCAGATGCCGGAGGCGAGGATGACATGGCAGTGATTCAGGATGGAACAACGGAAGCGGTCGCCAGCGTCGCCGAGGGCATCGCGTCGGCGCTGCACATCGTCGCGAAGCCGCAGCCCTACGGCGACAACGGCCACTATCAGGTCGCAATTCAGACGGGCTTGATTGGTGCCGGCCTTGCCAGCAACGCGGAGCTCTTCCAATTTCGTTGGACGAACACGGCGCGCTCTGCGCACATCACCCGCGTAATGGTAACGGGCATGCGAAGTTCTGGGTTTGATGTGGGCGGCATAGACCTAAAGCTCACGCGCGCGACGAGCTGGACGGCGGCGGGCACTGGCGGCACGTCCCTCACGCTCTCGGCGCCCAACTTCACGTTACGACAGGGCGAAATGGACTTGACCGGCGTCGCCGACCTCCGAATCGCCACGACGGTGGCGCTCGGGGCCGGCACAAAGACGCTCGACACCTACGACCACGGTCAGATCACGTCACATTCAAGTGCGGGATGGGTAATTGCCACTCCGATCGTTGGCTCTGTCTATTTGCCGACCCTGGACCTGTTCAGGGCCGATCTCGGCTCTGGTGAGCACCCGCTGAGCTTGGACGCCTATGACGGGTTTGTTGTGCGCGCGGTCGTACCCGGGACGGGTGCCTGGAATCTCGGACTGCTCGTCAAGTGGTCCGAGCCGGCGGAGTTCTAACGATGGCCACCAAGAAGCGACCGCTGCAGAACGACGTCGACTACATGGAGCGGCGCGCCGAGGGCCAGATGGCGCGCGAGAGCGGGGTTTCCCCGAAGACGCTCGTAGAGGAAGCTCGGAACCGGTTCAAGGTCGCCAGCGAGGCGGACGAGAAGCAGCGCAAGCGTGAGCAGGACGCGCTCAGGTTCCAGGTTCCGGAGCAGCAGTGGACCGACGAGGAGAAGGCCGAGCGCAAGGGCCGCCCGACGGTCGCCGTCTCGAAGCTTGACCAGCCGCGCCGGCTGCTGCTGAACCAGATGCGGCAGGCTGACCTCGGCGTCAACATCAGCCCGATCACCGAGGAAGCCAACGACGAGACGTCCGAGATGCTCCAGGGCCTCTACCGCGACATGGAGCGGTACGGCCGCGCCGAGCTCGTGCGCTACTGGGCGTTCGACCGCGCGGTGACGTGCGGCCGTGGCGCCTACAGGATGATCCTCGAGTACGACCCCTATGCGCCGGAGGAGTTCGCGCGGCAGGACCAGCGCATCTGTCTGAAGCGCATCTACCACCAGGACGGCGTCTACTTCGACCCGGCAGCCGAAGAGCCGGACTTCCGCGACGGCCGCTTCGTCTTCGTGGTCCGGTGGATGTCCAAGGACGAGTTCAAGCGGGAGTTCCCGAAGGCGAAGGAGCCGGGGAGCAGCAAACTCGCGATGGAGTCGCTCGAGCGTGAGGCCCCCGAGTGGGTCCGCGACGAGGACTATCTGGTTGCTGAGTATTGGACCCGCGACGAGCAGGAGGACGGCTCGGCGAAGGTCGCTGTGACGAAGATGTGCGGCTGGGAGGTGCTGGAGAAGACGCAGCCTTGGCCCGGCCGCTTCATCCCGATCATCCCGACGTTCGCGATCGAGGTACAGCCGTACGACGAAGAGCGGCGCTACATGGGGCTGATCGAGCCGGCCATGGACGCGCAGCGGCTCTACAACTACGCCGCCTGCACGCTGATCGAAGACCTCCAGGTCGAGAGTAAGGCGCCCTACATCACGCCGGTTGAGGCGATCGAGGGCTACGAGGAGTACTGGAAGAACGCGAACCGGAAGAACTACCCGTACCTGCCCTACAACGGGCGGGCGAAGAACGGGGAGGCAACGCCGCCGCCGCAGCGCGCCCAGGTCGATACGTCTCGGATGTCCTTGGCGCTGCAGACGCTCCAGATGGCGGACCAGTTCATCCAGGCAAGCACGAACATCTACGACCCGTCGCTCGGGCGCTTCACGCAGCAGGAGCGGAGTGGCCGTGCGCTGCTCGCCACGCAGCAGCAGGCCGAGGCCAGCACGGGCGGCTATCTCCAGAACCTCGCGGACGTGTCCATGACGTACGAGGCGGACATCTGGCTTGACCTGGTCCCGCACGTCTACTCGCGGCCCGGACGGATCGCTCGCATCATCCACGGAGACGACAAGAAGTCGAAGCCCGTCATGCTGGGCAAGCCCTATGTGATGGACCAACAGTCGCAGCAGCCGCGGCCGGCGATGCCGCAGGAGCAGGGCACGAAGACGTATGACCTTCGGAAGGGCACGTACTCCGTCGCCGTCACGGTTGGGAAGAGCTATCAGACGCGCCTGCAGGAGGGCGCGGAGTTCACGTCCGAGCTGCTCACGAAGGTCCCGCAGCTCCTCCCGATGATCGGCGATATCGTGATGGAGTTCAGGAACGAGCCCGGCTCGAAGGAGATCGCGAAGCGGCTACGCAAGATGCTGCCGCCCGGCATGGCGGACAGCGACGACGGGCAGAAGACGCCGGAGCAGCTTGAGGCCGAGAACCGCCAGCTGCAGCAGATGGGCCAGCAACTCCAGCAGCAGCTTCAGCAGGCCACGCAGGCGCTTGAGACCGAGCAGGCGAAGCAGCAGGCGACGATCGAAAAGGCGCAGGTTGACTCGCAAACGTCGCTCCAGAAGACGGAGATGGACAACGCGACGAAGGTCCAAATCGCGCAAATGCAGGGGCAAATTGACATGCTCATTGCGCAGATGAAGGCGCAGGCCGAGCAGCAGAAACTCACGATGCAGGCCCAGAACGCGGAGCGCGAGGCGCAGCGTGAGGACGTGCGGGCGGAGCGCGACGCGTTCCGTGAGGACACGGCAGCGGATCGGCAGGCGGATGAGTCTGAGCACGGGCGCCGGCATGAGTTGGGGATGGCCGTCGTGGGCTCGGCGCTCGAGCCCGAGAAGCGGCCGGGTGATGGAGGTGCCGCATGAGCGGCCAGCGCGAGCTGACGCGGAGCCGGAAGGTCGACGCGCTGCACAACGAGACCATCACCCGCGAGCGCGTGGACATGCTCGAGCGTCTAGTCGGCGTCAACATCGATAGCTGGCGCGCCCACGAGGCGGTTCTGGGCCGTGGAGTCTTCGGTCGTCTCAAGTGGCTTTTCCTAGGGAGATAGCATGAGCTCGAGCGTAACGGTCGGCGCGATGGAGATCACGGCGAGCGGCACGAGCGCCGCGGACATGGTCGAGACGCTCAAATCCGACAAGCCCGACGCGAAGCAGCCGAAGGCGCTCGTGGACCGAGGCGAGCCCGTGAAGCAGGAGCCCGAGAAGGAAGGGCTGGCGAAGGCCGCGTCGGAGCTGGGCAAGAAGGGCGGCGTTGCGGCTGCGGAGGCCCGCGCCAAGGCTGCGAAGGAGGCCAAGGCGGCGCCGAAGCCGGAGGCCAAGCCCGCCGAGAAGCCCGAGCCCGAAGCCAAGGAGCCGGAGGCGAAGGAAGCCAAGGCCGAAGAGGCCGAACCCGAGGAGAAGCCGAACGAGAAGGCCGAATCGCGCGCGCGGGCACGCATTGCGGAACTCGCCCGTCAGCGTCACGATGCCGAGCGCCGTGCCGCCATGGCCGAGGCGAGGGTCCGTGAGTACGAGGCCCGCGAGCGGCCGGCGGAACCGGACGGCCCGCCGCAGCGGGAGAAGTTCGGGACGGTCGAGGAGTATGCCGAGGCGCTGGCCGACCACCACATCCGCGTGAAGGAGCGCGACGCCGCCCTGGTGCGTGCGGCTCGCGAGCGCGGCGAGCAGATCGGCGACCGCGTCAAGGCGTTCAACGAGCAGATCAAAGACGACCCCGAGTTCACCGACAAGGTCGACGTCCGTCTGCTCGACATGAAGCCAGCGTTCTTGGTCCAGGGCGAGGTGGGCCCCGAGAACGTGCTCGCCGAGCTGCTGGTGCTCTCGGACCAGAGCCGCGACATGTTCTACCACCTCACGGAGCACCCCGAGGAAGTCGAGAAGCTTCTAAAGTCGCCGAGCGATCCGGAGATGCGCCGGGCCTTCGGCCGGCTCGAGGGGCGCGTCGAGGCGGCGCGCGAGCGCGCGAAGGACGAGCCCAAGGAAGAACCGGAGCCCGAAGAGCCGGCGCCCACGCTGCCACCCCCGTTCAAGCCGCTCAAGGCGTCGGCTGCGGGCGGCGGCGTCGACATCACGAGCCCGAACCTCGAGTTCGACAGCTTCATGCGGGCCAAGAAGGGCAAGAAGGCTTGACCCTCTTGACAGCGCGGATATACTGAGAACGTAGTACCTCGCGACCGGGGATCCCATCCCGGCACGTGTGACGCTCCTAGGGACGCAGCACGCGGCTTTAGTCTGGCCTTCGCGACTGCGCTCTAACTGCTAGCCGCCCCAAGCCAGAGGGCGAGCAAGGCATCTTCAGGAGCGTCGCCTCATGGCAAATACCGTCGTCAACCCCACATGGGTTGTCAACGAATCGGCAGAGCGGTTCATGTCCAGCGTCAAGGGCATCCCCGCGATGAACCGAACGTATGATGACTCGTTCCGCGTCTCTGGCGCCAAGGTCGGCTCGACCGTCCTTGCGCGTCTTCCCCAGCAGTGGTCGGTCCGTCGCGGGCAGGCTTGGAGCCCGCAGGCGATCTACGACCGCACGATGCCGATCAGCCTGTCCTACCAGACGGGCGTTGACTTCGACTACTCGAGCGCCTCTGGCACCACGGAGCTCGACCGCATCCGTGAGCGGTACGTCAATCCCGCCGCGGACACGCTCGCTGCCGACGCCGACGGCCAGGCGATGGCCGACATCTACACCTCGTTCTATAACTCGGTCGGCACGCCTGGCACGGTCTCGGCGACGAACCTGCTCTACCTGCAGGCCGTCAACAAGATTTTCGAGGGCTCGGGCGACACGGACAGCCTGAAGGCGGTTCTGGGCAGCGCGGCCATGGCGGCGCTCGTCAACAACAACGTCACCCAGTTCAACCCCTCGGGCAACATCGGCGGCCAGTTCAAGAAGGGCCTCGTGAGCGAGGGCCAGCTCGGGATCGGCCAGTGGTTCCGCGACCAGCACGTCCCGCGGCACACCACGGGCACTTTCACGGCCTGCTCTCCGACCGTCAACGGTGCGAACCAGACCGGGTCGACCCTGGTCACCCAGGCATGGGCCTCGGGTGCGACCACGCTGAAGAAGGGCGACATCCTCACGTTGGCGGGCGTCTATTCCGTGAACCCGCTGTCGAAGGTGAATACCGGCCTGCTCCAGCAGTTCGTGGTCACGGCTGACACCGCCGACTCTGCGGGCGCCATCGCGGCGCTGCCGATCAGCCCGTCAATCATCACCTCGGGCGCGTACCAGACGGTCAGTGCGTCGCCGGCTAACAGTGCGGCGATCACGGTTTGGTCGACGGCGGCTGCGACTGCGTTGGCGACCACGGTTGCTCCGCAGGGCCTCATCCTCGCCCCGTACGCCTCGGTGTTCGCGATGGCGGACCTCGTCGAGCCGGTGGGCGGCGCGGACAACGCTTTCGCTCGTTCCCGCGACTACAACATGAGCATGCGCTTCGTGCGGCAGTACGACATCAAGTCCGACCAGAACGGCCACCGGCTCGACATCATGTGGGGCGCTTCCCCGCTGGAAGTCTGGCAGGCGTGCCGAGTGCAGGGGTAACCGACCATGGCACTCGCAGAAACGACACTCGCAGCAGCAGTCGGCGCGGGCGACAACTACATCACCGTTGCCTCGGCGACTTCGGTCGCCGTCGGCCGGCTTCTTCAGGTGGACGGCGAGTTCATGAAGGTCCGTATCGACTACGTGACCGCCAGCACCACAGTCCCCGTGCGCCGTGGCCAGTCATCGACGGCGCAGGCCGCGCACGTCTCGAGCGCACGCGTCGTTCACGGAGATCCGTCCGATTGGGGCGTGTCCTCGGCCGGCGCCGCGGCGCAGTTCTCGCCCGGAACCATCGTCCGAAAGCGCGTCTCGTACTCGGCGTCCGGCGCCATCACGCTCCCGCAGCCCGGAGAGGATCTGCTCGTGGTCCTCAACGGCACGAGCGTGCTGGCGATGACGCTCGCCGTGCCGACCAAGGATCTCGACGGTTGCGAGATCACGATCATCGGCAACGGCGCGGCAGCGCACACCCTGACGGTTGCCAGCGGCCTGTCTGGCGCGGGCGGCTCCTACGACGTGCTCACCACGAACGCCACCGCCCCCACGGCCAAGAAGCTCGTGGCTTGCAACGAGTTCTGGTACGCGTACGCCGCGATCCCCATCTCCGGCACCGTGACGAACGTCACGGATGCGCTCGCCTAGGAGGGCACAGCCATGGCAGTCCTTCGGACCATCCCCTCCGTCCCCTCCGGCGACAACTCTCAGGTCGCGGTCACGCCGACCCGCACCGACTCCTACGGCGAAGCGTTCGTCGTCACGGTCGGTACGGGCCGGCAGGCGTCCTCGCGTGAGGGCTCGTACTTCACCGCGATCAACGCGACCGCTTCGACGGAGATCGCGGGCCACGCGGCGCCGGCCATCGGAGACGAGGCGACGAAGCCGCTCGTCTACATCTACAACGGCGGGTCCAAGATCATCACCCCGGACTTCATCTGGATGCGCACGGACACGCCGAACGCATCTTCAACCGCCTCGTACTTCTCGGTCAGCACCACGAACGAGCTGTCGCGTGATTCTGGCGGCACGGCGATCACGCCGACGAGCACACGCTCTGACAGTCCGGTCTCGACCGGAGCGACGGTCTATTTCGGCGCAGTCGTCTGCACCCCGGCGGCTTCGAAACTGGTCGCGCGTACGCTGGCGCGCTCGGTCATCGCGGTGGCCGAGGATCAGTACCTCTTCGCTTTCGGGCAGGACTTCCGTCTTCCTGGCTTCGCGGTGTCCACCGGCACGACCGTCACGGATCGTTTGTGCGGCCTGCCTCCGGTGTCCATCGCTCCCGGCGGCGAGTTCCTGTTCACCCTCATCGCCCCGAGCGGTGCCGCAACCGCGTGGGACGGTGAGATCAGCCTCGGCTACTTCGAGAGGTAGACCGTGCCCGCCACGGTCACTCTCAGCACCACGACGCTCACGCTGAACGTGTCCGCGCAGGCGACGCTCTTTCAGGTCGCCTCCACCTCTGGGCTCACGCCCGGCAAGCGCCTCTTCGTTGACGGGGAGCTTGTTCGGGTTGTGGGCCTTGGGGTGAACGCCTCGACGGAAGTCAACGTGCAACGCGGCCAAGACAGCACTCGAGCCGTGGTTCACGACGCCGGAGAGACGGTCTACATCGGCGAGGCCCACCAGTTCTACAGCAAGGATCCGTCCGGCGTGCCGCCCGGCGCCGTCCTCGTCTCGCCGTACATCAACGTCTCCAACGGAACCGTCTGGTTCGCTCAGGGCGGACCGGAAGGTGACGCCAAGCGCTGGTGGCAGAAGCAGACGGCGACGTACGGCACCGGGCCTCTCGGGGTCCGGACCGTGTCCTACGACCTCACCTCTTCGACGTAAAGGAGACCCATGGCGGTAGCGACGGCGATCGAACTCGAGCTGGCGAAGTGGGAGCAGCACGACACGCGCTACGTGGCGCGCGACAAGGGCCTAGCCCCGGGGAACCCGTACGCGTTCCGGCCCTACCCGAAGATGCTTTACAAGGCGCATCGCCTGAGCAACGGCAAGTGGTCGACCACGATGCCCGTGCCGGCGTCGTACGAGTTCCAGCGCGATCAGGACTGGGACCGCGCGTGCCAGTCCGCCGAGGCGTTCGGCCGCCAGTGCCAGACGATCGTCAACAGCGAGGACGAGCACAAGAAGCTCGAGGCCG